CTGCTATAATTAAATACCCGTTAGGCTTAGTGATTCGCATCCAATTCATTATCGCTAACTCAGGGCGGTCAAGGTGTTCAAGTAAGTGAGAATTGTAAACTAAGTCATAGGTATTGTCGGGGACTGACTCCATTAGTTCTGCGTTGCCGTTATCTTTATCCCAAGTGTCGCACCAATCCGTTAAGGCATCAGCTCCATCGTGTGTGTCTATTCGACCAACTCCGATGTCAATTACTTTGCCTTGAACATATTTGTCAAAGAATCCGTTTGCTTCTCTGCGTGGTTTACTTTTAGATGTTTCAGCCATGATTATAGTTTTTTAGCTACAATTTGTTCGTGACCAACTTTGTGCCTATCTACTTTCAAAACTTCAAAACCGTTTTTAAGTAATAGGTCTTTTAAATCTTCGATGCCGTATATCCAAATATGTTCTAAGCCGTTGAACATCTTGTCATCCATTTGGCCGTCTTCCAAAATTATAGGACTTTGAATTATTAAGTGTCCACCCGTTACCATTAAACGATTGCACTCCTCTAAAAAGCCTTGACTATCCTCTATGTGTTCAAATACATCTAATGCGATTATGTTGCTAAATTTATTTGGTACTAAGTTTTTAGTTATTTCTGGGAAAAACCCAAACATTAGCTTTGCAGTCTTAGAATACTTTTCAATTTGTTGTTTGTACTTTTCATCAACTTCTATTCCTAAACATACAAAATCATTTTCCATTTCGCCTAACAATACACCAGGAGAACACGCAATCTCTAAATTTACTTTAGGATGTATGTGTGTTAAGTTTTCAATAACAAGCCTATTCTTGTCTACAACATTAGACACTTGTTCGTCAATGGATGACCTTATCGGTGTCGACCAATAGTTATCAGTGTAAATGTCTTGAGGGTTGCCAAAGACTTTGCTCTTGTAACTGTTCCCTATTTTTTCGTATTCTTCAATCATAATATTTTATCTAAAATGTTTTTAAATTGTTCGTTGGTGTGAAAGGTAAACCACTCGCCACCTTGAGGAATTACATTCGGTGCGTAGACGTATTGTTCTAAAACTCGTTTAACTTTTAATTGTTCTGCAATGCTAAACGCTAAACTCTGACCTCCAATAAATAACTTGCAACCATTAATCGCTACGGCTAACTCTAAGGCGTTTGAAACTTTTAAGTGTTGTATCTTATCATTGTGGATTGAAAAGCGTTTAAACTCCTTCTCAGTGCCTACAAAGTAAACATTATCGTACTTCTCTAAGACTGAATAATCAATAAAGAAGTTATTGTAACGGGTAGTCCTATTGACTATGATATAATTGTTGCCGATGTTCTCAGGGATGAAAAGACATTGCTTACTTAAGTTCGGTCTAAATTCGTGGTAAGCGTTTGCTATCCAGTTTTGAATGTTACCTGCAGACAAGTTCTTGTATTCTTTTCTAAATAAATCCAAGTCATAATCTACAACCATGTTCTCTCCTTTGGCTAATTTGATAACATCATGTATGTATGGTTGAGCCTTTAGCAATGGGGCAATAAAATTGTACATCGCATCATTCATCATTACCGAACCGACGGGATGCGTTTCATCCGTAAATCCACTTGGCACACCGATTTTAATGTAGTAAACTACTTTGCAGTCATTGTCTTGACAATATTGGTAAAGACTTGATAGGGAATAGATGAGGTCACCTGCATTCCCTGAATGATTTACTTTAATGTATTTGCTCATATTTAATTACTAATTTATTTAACGCTCCAAATAAAGCCTCAGAGTATGCTAAGCCATCGCAAGACATACAAACTGGTTCTCCTGCTATCCCTAAATCCTTTCTTAATACATTTGCTTTATGTATGTCCTCGTCCGTGTAGACCATGAAACGATGCTCCATTGTCAAACGATAGCGACTTATAGAATCAACTATTAACTCGTATTGCATTTTGCTCAACTCCATAAATACCTATTGATTATTTTTGTAAACACGAAAGGTAAAAAGATTAAATAAGGGTCTAACATAACTATTGAAGCTATCAACCCGATCCAAAATGAAAGACACGTGACGCAAGAAAATGGTTTCTTTAGTTTTCTATTCGGAAACTTACTGATTAAAAATTGGAAAAATTCATGCAGAGCGAATGCAAATCCGCTAAGCCATAAGGCTGATAATACTATCATATCTTTTTTTATTAACTGTTTTAATATTGTAATTCTCTTTGACGTATTCGTGAAGCTTTGCCCCTAATTGAATACCTTTTATCGGGTTGCTGATTAAAGACTTCATTGTCCCGTCCCAATCCCCTTTAGGTGTCAAGACTAAGCCTTGTTCAATAAACTCTTTGTATGGTGCTACGTTACTGCAAATAATCGGTAATGAGAACGCACCTGCCTCCAGTACCTTAATGTTTGATTTACATAAACTGAACTTGTCAGAGTTTAAAGGAGCAAGGGCGCAGTCCATTAAATTGTACATTAAAGCATAGTTCATAATGTCCATCCATTCAATCCTTTGGTATTGGTCAGGTGGCCTTTGAGAATTTGAAGTAAAGTAAGATTCTATGATTTCATAATAACTTGGGGATTTAGGGAATTGCCTATCCTCTTCGGGGATGTGGACATAACCACCAAAAATAAGTTTATGATTCTTGTTCTTAAGAAGTTTCTTAAATGGTTCAATCAATTTCCTTATATCTAATTGGTGGTTATTCGCCCCTATCCAACCAATGGTATATTTTTCTTGCTTGTTTCTTTGTGGGATAAATTGCGGTTGTTTAAAGTCAATGCCGTTAGGTATGTAAACAATATTTGAATGATAGTCTTTTAAACACTCTTTAAGAAACTCTGAGGCAGTCCAAATGACATCAGCATAACTTATAGCATCAAGTATTCTTTGCTCTACAATAGAGTCCTTAACCCCGTCACGGTGATGATATCCTGGCAACTGAATCCAATCGTCAATGTCTAAAATGATTTTACAACCACTATCCTTTGCCTTTAAAAGATAGTCCTCGTCATGCTTGTAGAGCCTATTCAAAACTACTATATCAAATTGGCGAGGATGGAAGTCTAAAGTAAACCCATTAGTCCCTTTGATGTCTAAGTCCTTATAGTCCTCATCCATGTTCGCAAATGGAACTTGCAATCTATGGTAGCCTATCCCCGAATCCTTTTCGTTAATGTATATTATTTTAACCATTCTTTAAGGTGTAATCTATATTCTTTTATTGCGTGACGGACTGAGGTATAAGGGATTCCAATGTCTCTGCTTAGTTGTTTGGTGTTTACTCCAGTGATAATAAGTTCGTTTAATAATCTTGAATGATAAAAATATTTATTGTTTTGATCGAGCATATCCTCTTCAATCTTCGCTACAATCTTCTCAACGTGTATTTCATCTTCAAAATATTCAATGTCCTCAATATCCTCAAAGGTATCTACTAAAACTAAATTCTCTCTATTGCCAAACTTCTTGCGAAACGCAGTCCAATTACAATGTGATACTTGGAATTTTAGAATCTGCAAAGCGTAAGGAGTTAAATAGTTATTCTCAGCTATTGTGTCCTTTTTGTGTTGAGGCAGTTCCAAAAGGATTGTTAAGACTTCGCTCTTTAATTCTTGGTGGTCGCTATGCCCGTACTTTTTACAATAATCGTTAAAAATCTTTGAGTCGTTAAACTCACATAGTTGTATGTTGAACTTCTCACTCAATGTACTTGATTAAATGTTCAGGGTAACAAGCCAACATCATACACTTTTCTAACTCTTTATAGGTCACTGTGACTACCGTTGTATAATTAGGTCGGTGAATCCAAAACTCTACCTTTTCAGGCTTACGGTTGCGAGAACACCCACCCTCTTTTGTGGCGATTTTCTCTACTAAGTTGTCGATATAGTTGTATACTAAGTCGTTCATAATGTTTACAATATTAAATATTTATCTTCAAAGTACCAAATTATTTTTTAAATGTAGTCTTTTATTTTATTTTTATAAATGGTTTTCAATAGTTCAATCTCAGGAATACTTAACTGCAACCTATCGCCTCTACTGGCTATTAACTTATCGTAGTTGTCTTGGCCTATCCTATCGGGAAGTCTTAAAGAGTATTCTACAAGGTTACCATGTAGGTGGGTGTTGCATTGGCTACAAGATGAATGAACGTTAAACTCATTAAATCTTAAGGCAGGATGCGAACCAACTGAAAGAAAGTGTGAAGCGTGAGGAGTTCCACTTATCCTATCATTACATGAAACGCAAGGCAAATTTAAATCCCTTGTTCGAATGTACTTGTTAAATATAGTTTGCAATTCCTTTAAGTGTTGGCTCTTGGTCTTCATCCTTTCCTTTTTAACCTTGTTCTCTGCCTTTACTTTTTTTGCCATGTGCCCTCTTGCATACGATAATGCACAAGAATATGAGCAAGTAACTTGTAATGGTTTACTCGGTTCAAACTGATTGAGACATATTTTGCAGGTTTTCATAATTTTTCAACTTTATATCCTAATTTCTCCAGTCTTGCTTTGGCCTTGTAAAAATCATTTAAGTTTATTACTTGAGTACTACTTTCAAGACCTTTAGTATACTTAATTGTTATTAGGACTTGTTTCATTTTGTGTGTTTAATTCTGCAATTTTTCTTAAAATAGTTTCGTACTTCGACTTGTAAACTTTATCATAAACCATATTATCTTCGTGCATACTGATTGAATGAATCAGGGTTGAATGATCGTGTTTTGTTTCTAAAGTTAATGCAATCTTTTTTAAAGACATCAGAGTGCTATGTCTAATATAGTAGTAATACATCGACCTTGCGTCTACTACATCCCTTTGCCTTATTTGTACATCAATGTCAACTCCTAATTCATTATTTATAATGTCCTTTACTCTTTGCAAGTCCGTTGGCAATTCTACCCTTTTAGGTCTTTCTAATTTAGCAATTAAAAGTTTGTTTTCGTTTAATTGTTTTGTGTATCTAATCTTTAGATTTTCATGGTCAATAAGTAATCGTTTGTACAATCTTTTAATTTCTGTGTCAGTGTACTGTTTTGAGTCTGCTGTTGTTGTCATTTTTGTATGTTGTTTTTTATAATGTATCTTTAAATAATTGTTTACCTTTTTCAAATTGAAGTCTAACGAATCCTACCTCGCCGTTTCTATGCTTCAAATATAATACTTTTATCAATGGATTGTCGCTTTCTGGTTCTTCATTGTGTAATGCAATTACAATGTCAGCATCTTGCTCAATAGCTCCCGACTCTCTTAAGTCGCTTAATCTTGGCTCTCCACTTCTTTTCTCAACGTCCCTACTCAACTGCGCCAGTGCGATAATTGGAATATCTAATTCTTTGGCCATTGCTTTGAAAGTTCTTGAAATAGTACTTATCTCTTGTTCTCTATTCCCTTTGCCATAGACCGTTAAAAGTTGTAAATAGTCTACAAATATAGCCTTAATTCCAAAGTTCTTTTTAGCTTTTCTTGCCTTTTCTTTAAAATCTACGATATTTAAACTCGCTGAATCGTCAATATATAAAGGCAAATTAAAATCAGTACTTAAAATAGTTCGCCAATTCCCCTCATGTATTTCAGCCTTTGCCAAATAATTAGAGTATATCCCCGTCATTGAACTAATTACCCTTGTCGCTAATTGTTCGGTTGACATCTCCAGGCTAAAAAATGCAACTGGTATATTTTGTTTTGCCAAATTAACCGCAAGGTTCAAAGCGAATGCAGTCTTACCCGTCGCAGGTCTCGCTGCTAAAATAACCAAGTCAGGCGAATGCCACCCGTGTGAAATTTTATTTAGCCTTTCATACCCAGTATCTAAACCGACTAAACTCTTTCCACTCGATTGCATCAACTCTATTTTCTTAATTACTTCTTTTGCAACGGTTTCAAACTTATTAAAATCTTTTTTGTGTTTGATCGAATATGATTCTAACTCGGTGGTGTGTTTTTGAATAGTTTGGAAAATATCATTATCGATGTTGTTTGCTTCGCTGATAGTTCGTTGACAAAGCATGATTAATTCCCTTGTAATGAACTTTTGAATAATTATTGAACAATGGTACTCTAAGTTTGCTTTTGAGCTAAGACGTGAGCTTATAGCGACTAACTCATTCATTAACTTACCACCTAACTTTTGATTAATTGATAACATGTCAAAAGGTTTGTTCTCTTCTGCAAGTTCAAAAATAGCCTTTAAGATTGTTTTATTCTCCTCTGAGTAGCAATGATGTGGCTCAATAGTACAACGCATTATCGCAGTACTGTCAATCATTAAAACTCCAATTACTGATTCTTCTATGTCGGTTGCGTTGTTCATTTAAAATTCTTTTAAGTATGATTGTGTTTTAGGTTCTTCGTTTTGTTTCAATGGAAATACCCCTGCCCAATTATTTTTAATTGATTGCTCTAAAATTAAAATTTGTTTTTCTTCATTGCCAGGTGCAAAGTTATTCAAATCTTTTTTAATTAATTCTGACTTATGAACTCTATTATCAGGATTCAAAACTCCATATTGGAACTCTACAAAATCAAAAATAAACCACTTATCCCCGTTATCTATTACTTGTATTTGTTCTTTAAAAAGTTCTTTAGCAATTTCAAAATCTATACTTTTATCTACTCTGATTTTAGCGACATCTTCATCCACTTGCCAAATTCCTGCATGGTCGCAGTCATCTAAAATATAAAACCAAAGGAGCTTGTAAGGAGCATCTAAGCCCCTTACAAATGGTTTTTTCCATTTCTCCGTATCAGTTAATCTTTTTGCCATGATATTATTTAAAATAAAGATTCTTGTTTGATTTTATTTTTATACCTTACAGTCGCTTCTTGTAAGTTTAATTTAGCTTGTTTGAAGTAGCTATCTTTTAGTTCAATCCCTATTGCTTTTCTCCCCATTGAAACTGGGCTAAATACTTCACTCCCTACACCCATAAAAGGCGTTAAAACAACTTCATTAGGGTTTGAGTATAATTCAACAATTCTATCAATTACATCTAATTGTAATGGGTGTACGTGCTTTTCGTCGTCCTCTTCTTTGCTATCTCTAAATGGTAATACATTATCTATTCTAATGTCATCCCAAACACTCGAAGCATACCTTTGCCAAATATAGTGATTAAGTTTAGTAATCTTGTCGCTTTCGTTGGTGTTGTTTAGTCGTTCCCAAAGTTCAACTTCATTTAAGTTTGAATTATTTGCATTATTCCAAGCCCTTAAAATATTTGGCAAAATAGGTGT